ATTTGCACTGGCAGTTAGCCGTTTTGGAGGAAGTCCACCCCAAGAGCGATGTGGGTTGGCTCGTGAAGGAGGGATTCAATCTCAGAAGGACCGACCACATTCCATTGGGGCATTACGCAAAGGTAGGACGCTCGGGCATCAACATCGGCCACACGGACATGTATGATGAGTTTAAAGACGATTTACCTGCGATGGGTTCTCCCCACAACAAGAAGGCAATCCAATTACCCGACGGTAGTTGGAACTCGCCAACTGTGGCTCGTATGCGAGCAGGGCAGACTTCTTATGAGGCTGATCCATTGCTGTTTAGTGAGGTTACTAGAGCTATTGTCGACCAGATCCCCGGAGTTGATCTGGAACCGTATACGTTTGAGATTGCTATTTGTGGCCATCCGGCGAATGCGATGGTGAATCCGCGCGACAATTCGAAAGCGGTCGGTGCTAGCTTGCATTCGAAAGGGGTGACCAAGAAGAACTGCTTCGTCGAGAATTTAGATTTAGGAGGGTTTGACGTACATGATGAGTTGATTGATCAGGTCAATGATATTATATCCAATTTGAATTCAGATGAACCAGTCATGATTACCACAGTGAAGGCGACTTTGAAGGAGGAGGTGTATCCTAAAGAAAAGGCCGACTTAGGGAAAGGCAGACTATTCTATGTGAATGACTTGGCGATTAATGTTGTGATGCGTATGTACCTGCTGCCGATTATTAGTTACTTAAATGAAGTGTCAGATATTACTAGAATGGTCATTACCATGAACGCGGCGTCATTCGCCTGGGGTGAGCTAGCTATGCGTTTAACTAAATTCGGTGATAATCGAGTTTTTGACGCTGACCAGAAAGAGTATGATCTTAGACACGCTGTGTTGCTAATATATTATCGTAAGTTCGTAGTCGATGTAGCCAGAAAATGTGGATACAACCAAAAGGATTGTCTTTTCCTCTCTAGATTGATGGCTATGGCGCAGCAATATGTCTTGATTCTTTATGGTGATGTATTTCTATGCAACAGTATGTGGTGTTCCGGAAGAGTGGATACTATTTTTGGTAACTGCATAATGGGGCTGATACTAATGATATCCTCGTATGTGAAAACACAGGAG